CCAGTCTCTCTTTTTAAAACTTATTATAAAATGACTACTCTCTCTTTAAAAACACTGTTAGTTCCTAGTAAATCGGTACAGGTAGAATATCCTGGTATGCCTGGTTTTGTTGTTGATTTGGCATTTCTATCTCGTGAAACGCTTTTGTCGATTCGCAAGAAATCTACCAAAACAAGTTTCAAAAACCGTCAGGCTTCAGAAGACTTCAACGAAGATTTATTCTTACAACTCTATGTAGAAAATGCTGTAAAAGGATGGTCAGGTTTAAAACTTAGCTATCTTGAACAATTGGCGCCAGTTGATCTAACTGGTAAAGATATGGATGCAGAATTAGGATATACTGCTGAAAATGCTTTGTACTTAATGAAGAATTCCAGTAACTTTGATGCCTTTATTAGTGAACAGGTTACAGACTTGGGAAACTTTTCGACGACCAACTCCAGCAAGTAAACGAGCAGTTGGTCAACTATCTTCAAAATATGGGTGTTGGTATGACCAAAGAACAGTATTTTGAAATGTGTGAAGCACTAGGCACAGAACCCACAGAATCAGAGGTTCCAATAGAATTTGAAGACTTCCCGCTAGAAGTACAACAAGCATTTAATGCTTATAGAATGTTAAGAGACGAGTGGGATACCATGAGTGGTAACTATTTAGGAAAATCCTTAATAGGTATAAAAGACATTTTAGAAGCAACAGAGATTGATCCTTCTGAACAGAAGTTTATAGTTATGCTAATACGTATAATTGATAACGTACGTTCAGATGAAATCAATAATAAGAAAAAGATGGAAAAGCCCGTTGGTTAAAAACAGCGGGCTTTTTTGCGTTAAAAATTTTTTGGTTTGACAAAAGTGAGGTCACATGGTATAATGGTCTCTAGTTAAATTATCAAAAAATTTTGATAATACCCGACAGGAGTGTATATGGCCAATCAAAGATATGTATTAGAGTTTAGTCTACAAGACGTAGGTAGTACTCTTAAAGCAGGTAAAAAAGACGCAGACGCCTTTAGGGGTTCACTAGATTCTATTATAAAAGCAACCGATAAAGCTAAGAATAGTAGTAAAGGTGGCTGGAAAAACGCAATGATGGGTGGCGACGCGTATGATGTTGCCAGGGGTACTACGGGGGCAACTGGTGCTTCTGGTCGTGACTTTGCTAACCAAGCTCGTGGGCTTGATGGATTAGTTCGTTTATATGCTACATATGCTGCTAATTTATTTGCAGTAAGTGCTGCTTTCCGTGCATTAAGTGATGCTATGGATACTACTAACATGATTAAAGGGTTAGACCAATTAGGGGCATCTAGTGGTGTTGCTTTAGGTGGTTTAGCAAAACAGTTTGCAGCAGCTAGTGACGGCTCTATTAGTTTACGTGAAGCTATGGAAGCGACAGCCAAATCAACAGCAGCCGGAATGAGTAAAAAACAACTATTAGAATTAGGGGTTGTTGCTAAAGGTGCTAGCCAAGCCCTTGGTGTAAATATGTCAGACGCAGTTAGTCGTTTGACCCGTGGTATTAGTAAGCTTGAGCCTGAATTATTAGATGAACTGGGACTGTTTACAAAAGTAGGCAAGGCTGCCGAAGACTACGCTAAAAGCGTAGGAAAGTCCGTAGATAGCTTAACTGACTTTGAAAAGCGTCAAGCCTTTGCAAACGCAGTTTTACTAGAAGGCCGTCAAAAATTTGGAGAAATTGCTGCCACCGCAAATCCGTATGATAAACTATTGGCTAGTTTAAAAAATGTTGCTACACAAATACTTAGCGTAGTCAATACAGTTGTTGCACCTATTGCTAAACTTTTAGCGGATAATACGGCTTTAATTGGTATTGCTATTGCAGCTGCAGCAATAAAAATTACTCAGCAAGCCTTACCTGCATTAGCAAGTTGGAGAATAGGATTAAAGTCTGCAGCAGATGACGCCGCAAAAAGAGCACAAGAAATTAATACTAGTTTTGGAGAAGCTTTTGTTCAGCGTGCACAAGCACGAGTACGTTTACCTCAATTAGAATCAGCCTTAGATACTCAAAAACAAATTTATGCTGAAAAAAGTAAGTTATTTTTAAAAGAACAAAATGAATTGAAAAGCAATAGCGCTTTATCAAAAGCTATTGCTTCAGGGGAATTGTTTACTACAAGACAGTTAGCTTCCTTACAAGGCGAAATTACTAAAAAACAAGATAGTACTAATGCTAGTACTCAAAAGCATGTAGAAGGTCTTAGAGGCATACAGGCTGTTCAGCTACAAATGGTTGCAACATCAAAAGATATTTTACAAGCTAATGATGCAGTTCAAAACCAAGCAGATAAAAGATCTCGCTATTTAAGTGAAGAATGGCAGCGAGAGAAAATTGTAGCACAAGAGCGCGCAAAAGCAACTAGGTTAAGTTTATTAGCTGGTGTAGGAGAGCGTGTATCTACTCAAGGTTTAGCTGCTGGTTTTGGTGGTTTCTACAAAGAAACTATGGCAAATAAAGACTTAAACAGAATTGATAAGTTTAAAACTGTTACAACTGGTGCGCTTTTGTCAGTTGGAACAGCAGCAAACATACTCGGTAGATCCCTTAGCGGAGCTTTAGTATATTTAGAAATTGCTGTAGCAGTTTTCGGAATTTTAAACTTTGCCTTTTCTAAAAACGGAAAAGAAACAGATACTCTTAAATCTAGTATAGATAGTTTGTCTGAGTCTACTAAAACTGCTATAGATGTTGCAAAAAAATATGGGGATGCCATTACTGTTCAAAGTTTAAATGCAAAAGCAAATGCTTTCGGCAACTTAGCTGATGATATAAATACAGCCACTACTAACTTATTAAAAGCTGATGTAGCCGCTAGTGGTTTTGACAAATTTATAGATGGTTGGAAAACTATTTGGGGCGGAGATATTCGCACACAATTTACTAAAGGATTTACCAGCAGTATTAATGCAGCAATTGCAACAGCACCAGCTGGCGAAATTAGAGATAACTTAGAGAAAAAACTAATAAGTAGCCTGGGTACTTTAGATATTGAAAAAGGTCTTGAGCTAGTACCTACTGAAAAAGTAGTTGAAAAAGCCAGAGAAATTAGCAAGATTTTAGCTGAAACAGATAAGTTACTTAAAGCTGGTCAATCGGTTACACAAAACGTAGCAGAAACAGCAAAAGCTACAAGCGAAGCTTTCTTAACTTTTTCTAATGCTGTCTACGGGCAAAGCCCAATGCAAGCATTTTTAAATACTAGTGTTAAAGGGTTATTTGCATTAAAAGATGCTTTTGACAACGCTTTAGGAAGTGCTGCAGAGTTTGAGAAAGTTTTAAACGGTACAGCTAACCTACAATTTTTACCAAATTCAGCCGTAAATACTATAAGTGACTTAGCACCTGCGTTTCAAAAAATAAGGCAAGAACAGGGTGCTGCGCAAGCAGGCTTAAAAGCCACTGAAGATGCTGTGGCTAAAATTAAAGAAAAACTAGTGGGTGCAAATCAATGGATGCAAGCAACTATATTATTGAGAGCAGATGAGTCCCAACTAAATGAATCTATTAAGAGGTACAAAGAAATTATTGGTAGAACCAATAATGAAATAGCCGCACTAGGAAAACAAGCAGCTCAAGCTTTAGCCGCCGCAAGTACAGAGGCTTTAGATAAAGTTTTAGCAGAATTTAAGTTAAAAGAAAAACAACTAAGAATCAACACTCAACAGCAAATAATAGCATCCTTACCTGTAAAAACTGTAGAGTCTATTGTAGAATCAAGCAGATTAGAAAAAGCAGGCATACAAGTAGAAAAAGAGCTGTTAAAATCGCAGATAAATATAGTTAATTCAATAGATGCTTTAAAAGCCTCTATTGATGTTAGAAACGCTCAAGAAACTTTAGCAGGTGTATCGGCAGGAGCATACAGAACCCCAGGTGCACGAGAAGAGGCAATGGCCGCAGCTCAAAAAGATCTAGATTCTAAAACCCGTATTCAAAGAGTATTAGAAACATCTAACATTAAAGAAATAACCGCAGAAGACAGACAAAACCCTGCCGTACAACGACTTCTACAAAATAAACAGTCGGCATCTCTGGCCAACTTGGCAGCAGAAGAAAAAGAGAAACTTGTAAACCTTAAACAAGCAAATAGTTTAGCAGAAATAGCTTTTGCAAACGCTAAAGAAAGTTTAAGCGCAGAAATTGCAAAAAAAGAAGCAGACTTAGCTTATGCTAAAACTCAAGCAGGAGTTATAGGCGATCAAGTTAAAATAACTGAAATAGAATTAGAAGCTAAAAAGTATATTGAAGAACGTCGTCGTATGTTGGAAGTATTACCTACTGCTCAACAAAATGTTCAAACAGGTATTGCTGGACGCTTTGGTGTATCGGGAGCAGTAACAGAGAGTGCTTTTAATAAAATTGGACAAACCCAAGGCACAGCACAAGCACTTGGAGCAGTAACTGGAGCTACAGTAGTAGGAACTGCAGAATATAATGCAATGTTAGCACAAGCAGCAAAATTTGATGCTGAGCGTGTGCGTGCTGAAGAAGAAAAAATGATGTTTGCCAAGGCTAATTATGATACTGGTATTGCTAGTATTAACTCAGCTAAAGAAGAACTAAGCTTTTTGACTTCTCGCGGTGCAATAACAGAGCAGCAGTCAGCTTTACAGCTTCAGACACTAACTAATCAGCAGGCTCAACTCGATTTAGTACAAAAATTAAAAGAAATAGAAAAAACCAGATTCTTAGCACAACTAGAGTATTCTAGAAAAGTTCGAGAGGCTGGTGAAGAAGAAACTACAGAAATGCGCGCGCAATATCAGATGATACAGTCTAGAGCTGCCCTGGATAATGAAGCCGCACAGAAAGAGTTCCAAGCAAAATTAAAAACAGCAGATATCACCGCAACATTAGCGGATCGTCAGACTCAGTACGAAAATGTGTTTAGACAAAGTTTTGATAATATGGCAGATGCCATGGTAGAGTTTGCAAAAACAGGAAAACTTAGTTTTAATAGCCTTATTAGTACTATGGTTGAAGGTATACTTAGACTAGAGCTGCAGATGCAGTCCAAGGCATTATATGCATTATTTAGGCCGGCCCTTGCAGGAATGTTTGGACCAGCTGTAGGAAGTTTAGACTACGGCCCAGGAGCTTATACTGTAGAAAATGCTAAAGGCGGAGTATACGACACTGGATTAAAAACATTTGCCAAAGGCGGAATGTTTACAAATTCGATTGTAAATGAGCCCACATTATTCAAGTTTGCAAAAGGTACTGGACTAATGGGCGAAGCAGGGCCTGAAGCTATTATGCCCCTAAAGCGTGATAGCAACGGCAATCTTGGAGTACGAGCAGGTGGTAATGGCGGAAACGTAGACGTAGTTGTTAACAACTATGGAAGCGAAAAGGCTACTACTAAGGAAACTACTGATTCACGCGGAAATCGCAAAATAGAAGTAGTTATTGGAGATATGGTTGCAGGCGAAATGTCTAGATCAGGCAGTTCTTTACAACAAACATTCTCTAATACTTTTGGTACTAGACCATCCGTACCTAGGAGATAAATATGGCATATACTTATACATGGCCCACAACAGGTAACTTTCCACAAGTTCCCCAAAAAGGCTTTACTGAGTCCATTGGAGTGAATATTATTCGCTCTCAAATGGACTCAGGTCCTGCAAAACAGCGTAGACGTAGCGCTAAACCTAATTCTATGCAGCTTAGTTTTATACTTACAACCGCCAATGTAACAGAACTTGAGCGTTGGATTAAAAACGATATAAAAGGCGTAGCACGCTTTGGTTTTCCACATCCAAGACTATATACAACTGTAGAGGCCAGAATAGTTCCAACTGGCGAAGGACAGCTATTTGAACTCAAGTATCTGGCCCCAGGCTACTGGGAAACAAGTCTTAATTTTGAAATATTACCATGAGTAGATTAAGTAGTTTATCCGCAGCAGCTGTTAAAGCTATGTTTTCTTCGGAAACGGAAGAAAGCATTATAATGCTTTTAACCGTATATGATCCCGCTACTAATCTACCAGTAATTAGACTAGCAGATAACTATACTAAAAGAATATCCGAGACTGCTGACGAGGTGTTGTACGGTGTAACAAGCCGTACAAACGACTTTGTATTTTTACCTATGCAAGTGTCGCTACCCACTGAGCAAGACACAGGATCGCCTAGTTGTTCTATAATCCTAAACTATGTAACTCCAGAAGCTGTAGAAATAGTAAGAACACAATTAACAAAGCCAACAAAATTATTAATAGAAATAGTTTTAGCTAGCTCTCCAAATACAGTAGAAGCTAGTTTTCCTGGGTTTTACATAACTAGTGCTACTTACAATTCAGAATCCATTAGTTTTGATGTAAGCATGATTAGTTATGCTGTAGAACCGTTCCCTGCGTTTAATTTTACGCCTAGCTATTTTCCAGGATTATTTTAATGACACTAAGCAAATATATTGGATTACCTTATAAGGACAACGGCAGAGATACTAGTGGTATCGACTGCTGGGGATTGGCTCGTCTGTACTACTTGCAAGAATTCAATATTGAGCTGCCAAGTTATTCTACAGAATACAATGGCGAAACTAGTGAAAACATAAAAGAATTAGTAAATCAACATAAAGAGTCTTGGACTTCAGTAGATAAACCTGAAGTCGGAGACTTAATTGTTTTTAATATTTTTGGTGAACCAACACACATTGGCATCTATGTTGGTGACGATAAATTTTTACATTCCCGCGACGGCAAAGACAGCGTAGTAGAAACATTATCTAGCCACCAATGGAACAAACGCATTAGTGGATACTATAAGTATTCACAGCAGGCTATGGTAGCAAGCACTACTATGCCTCACCCATTACAAACTGTAGTTCATCGCGACTGGACTGTTGCAGGAACTACAGTTCAACAATTTGCTGAGTTTATTAAAAACAAGTACAAAGTCAGCGAAAAGTTATTTTCAAAGATCGTAGTTTTAATTGACGGAGTACCCATTGCACAAAAAGACTGGGAAACCACAGTCGTCAAACAAGGCCAAACATTAGCTTATCGCGCCGTACCTGGTAAAGATGCAGCTCGCATGTTACTAATGGTAGTAGTAGCTGTTATTGCCTTTCAATATATAGGTCCTTATGCCGCAGGATTAGCAGAAGGTCAAGCAATCACTGCTGCTGGTGTAACATTTGGGCAAAAAGTAGCTTTTACAGCAGCAGTTGCAGCTACTAATATGGCAGGTATGGCACTGGCTAATGCTATATTTCCTATTCGACCTAATATGCAGGCGGATCCAGGTTCTGCTAATCAATTAAATTTATTTAACGGTAGCAGTAATCAAGCTAACCGTTTTGGCGCAATACCTGTGGTACTTGGAAAAGTACGAATGACGGGTATGTTGGGTGCAACTCCTTATGTTGAGTCATTAACGGATACAAGTATTTTAAACTTACTTATTGTTTGGGGTTTTGGCCCGCTTGAAGTAAGTGATATACAGATTGGCAATAGCCCAATAACAGATTATTATACTGGTTTTGCACAAGAATTGCCAATGCCAGTTACGCTATATGGATATTCCACAGATAATCCTACAGCTTTTAACAAACTATACGGGCAAGACGTAGAACAAGAAATTAAGCAAGTAGAATTAGTAAATGACGTAGTTACAGGAAATAATCCTTGGGTAACATCTTCACTAATACAACAAGTAACAGGGCTTGATATAGCACTTACCTTTCCAGAAGGTATGCGTCAAATTATTACAAAAGACAAAGATGCTGGTAAAGTCAATGAAGCCACAGCAGTTGTAGAAATACAATATAAAACTTCTACTAGTGACTGGACTAATCTACCTAATTACGCATTAGGTACTGCTTCCGCAACGTCTACTTCAGCTTTTACGGCTACACTACCTGCAGCTACTTATACTACTACTAGTATTTTAAGTGGTGATAATGGTTACAGTAGCTCAGTAGTTAATTTATATCGTTGGTATACGCTAGCACTTAGCCCTGGTGGGCAAGTACATTTATTTGCCGGCGCTGCTACAAACAGTCAATTAGCCGAGCCAAGCGCTGATTTAATAGCTGACTATAGAGCAAATAGTTATAGTTCTTTGTTAGGTTTTAACGATACATATACAAGATTACCAACCGTACCTTCTAGTTTTGTAAAACTGTATAATGTTTGCGTTTATGGTAATACAGGATATGTAACTCATACAGATTTACGAGGCGATTCAACAAACTATACTGGTTTTGGATTTAGCTACACTAACGTAACAGATACTTATTTAGACGCTGGAACTAATACTTATAATACTGGTTCTGTAGCAGTTAATATTGCAACTGGTTACTATACAGATACTCAATCCGATTTAGTAACAGGTGTGGAAAATGAAATTTTTAAAACCACAGGCATGCCGGGTACACAAGCTGCAGGCAGTTGGGGTGGCTGGACACAATTTCTAAAAACTTATGGTGTATGGAATACTACAGGTACCCTTAACTTTGACCAATCTACAACAGTTACTTTTACAAAGAGTGGTTACTATAAAGTAGAAGCTGCTGCTGATGATAGTGGCGAAGTTTATATTGGTGGAGAAAAAGTAGTTTCTATTCCAAAACCTGGGTATAACGATACTGTAAGTAATACGGTTTATATTGAAGCAGGAACTAAAACTGTAAAAATAATTGCTACTAATACTGGTGGAGCTGCTGGTGTAGCTTGCCGAATTACTTTTAACAGTGATGGATTTTTAAACGCAGCTTCAGGTGCTAATACTATTTTAACATTTGGAACAAATGGTTTTTATAGCAAACGCAAAGATGCTTTTAACTTTGTTTATAAAATTAAAAACTTACCACTAGATGTTTATCAAGTACGAGTACGTCGAGTAAACAGTGATGATACCGAGCCAACGGATAACGTTCATAACTATCACAAAGTAGTATTGTTTAGCGTTACCGGATATAATAACACTATACCCGCAACTAATCCACCAGGCTGTAATTTAGCAAAAACTGCTATTCGTGTTCAAAGCTCTAATAAAGCAAATGGTAATATTGAAGGCGTAAATGCCCTCTTACAAACAATTTGCTATGACTGGGATGGCACACACTGGACTAAACGAGCCACAAATAATCCAGCAAGTTTATTTTTATATGTATTAACTCATCCAGCTAATGCATATCGAGTAGAAATTGCAAACGCTGTTAGTTCTATTAATCTTGCTCAGTTTCAACACTGGCACAGTTATTGTGTAAGTAAAAAATTAAGTTACAATTCTGTACTAACCAGTACTCAGAGTGTAATGGAAGTATTGCGAGATATTGCAGCAGCAGGTAAAGCTAGCCCTAGTTTTATTGATGGTAAATGGTCTGTGGTAATAGATGAGCCGCGCAGTTACCCTGTACAACACTTTACACCGCACAATAGTTGGGGATTTGAGTCTACGAAAATTTTGCCTAAAATACCAGACGGCTTCCGTATAACTTATCCAGACGCAGATAAAGCATATCAGCCAAACGAAATAATCGTTTACAACAACGGTAAAAACTCAAGTAATGCTGCAATTTTTGAAGAGTTACGGCTATCGGGAGTTACTAATAAAGCTCAAGCAGAATACTTTGCTAAATGGCATTTTGCACAGCTTTTTATGCGACCAGAGACATACACTTTTAATACTGACTTTGAATATTTGGTATGTAATCGTGGCGATTGGGTTAAAGTTGCACACGATGTGCCTATGTGGGGTACAGGTACTGGTCGTATTGTTGACATATCTAATGGCGGCTTAACCTTAAAACTTTCAGAAAGTATTAAACTTACAGCAGGCACTCCTTATGTAATACGTATACGTACTAATGCTAATTCTAGTAATTCTAAGCTAAAAAATCTTGCCCCAATAACCACAACAGGTTATTATGATACAATCGATCTATCTAGTTCAGTATCGGCAGATGGAGTACTTGCTGACAACTTATTCATGCTTGGAGAAGTTAACAAAGAGACTCAAGATTTAATAGTTATTTCAATAGAGCCAACCGGAAACACTTCAGCTAGATTAACACTGGTGGATTATTCTCCAGATATCTATAATGAAGCGTTTACTAACCTTGTATATGATGCTAACATAACTGGAAAAAGCGTTAGTGTTGGAACAAATTCTATTTTGTATCCGCCAATTATTACCGCAATGGTAAGCGACAACGATATAAATGAGCAAATATCTGTAGGAAACTATCAAAACATTTTACTTGTTAGTTTTGCTAACCCAATTAAGTTGTCTCAATATGCTACAAAAATTGAATTACAAATAGTTTTAGCCAACTCTGAGTTTAGTGATAACAGTTCCACTAACTCATATATTACAAACAAGGACAGCGGAAGTATTACGGTACGTAATCTTACTACTGGAGCAAGTTACAAAGTTCGTGCCAGGTATACAAATGCTGATGGTACTTTAACAGGTCCTTGGTCAGACGTTCAATATGTGGTAGCAAACGGTAGGTCTACTAATACTTCAGGTATTAGTAGCATGACTGCCAAACGTTCTCGTAGATTTTTAAATATTGTTCCATATGTAGCCATAAAGCCAAATGATTTTAAATATTTTGAAGTAAGAGTATTTAAAGATCCCGGTACAGGCGATTTTTGGGATAACACAAGCACTGATATTAAGAAAGTTACTTTTACCGGTACAACAAGTATAGATTTAAAAGAGTTCCCAACTCCTAGACTATCTGATGCACCAGGAACGCAATATCGAGTAGCTTGTAGAGTAGTAGATAATGCAGGTAACTATAGCTCTACTAGTAGTTTGT